CTGAATTAGCAGAAGGTTGAGCATCAGTAAGAACACACGCCGCATCTGCGCTACTATTAAAGACAATGCTATCTCCGTTTACGGGAAGCGTATTGTCACTCCAATTTGCCGCAGTTTCAAAGGCGGTAGAAGTATCACCAATCCATGTCCTTGTTGCCATAACATCACCTACTTGTTAGTAGGGTGTATGCTACCGCTCAATTGGCTACTTGTTGTGCCACCCACTCTAGTTGTGGTTGCCTTAACCTTAAACGCAGTTCCACCCTTCTCCTCTATTGCTCTAATCGCCTCAAGAGCCTGTGCTTCAAACGACTTAAGTTGCTGGTTGAATCTAACGTCCTGTGTTCCTTGCTCTTTCTCCGGTACCCATGCTGGAATAGTATCTACTAGAACCCTAAGACAATCCGCGCATACCATCATCTTGATGGCAGATTCTTTTAGAGTTGTTGATGGAACATTGTCTGCGGTACCACCCACATAGGTTGCCGCCCTAACCTTCTTATTGATTTCTGCGGTACGAATGGTAATATACTCGTTGATAGTTCCGTCATTCAATCCTCTAGGTCTATTGAGTAAATCACGAATCTGCGCCGTCGTTACTGCCATGTTGCTTCACCATCCGGTAGTCTGATGGTACGTCAATAACTTGAGCGTCATTTGAAGGTTCCGACACATTGCCCAGATTCATCACAATCTTGCTTTCTAATATCTCCTTAGCCATGTCACTTTTCGGTATCCAGTATAGAATACTTTTATCCTTAAGTAATTTTACAGGATGACCATCCCACTTATGATGTGCGGGATTCTTTAGAAGTCTTACCATAAAGCCTCCACCTCCATGCCAATGAGCAAGCCTGTGTTCCATGTCCTCAACCTTGGCGGTTTTTGGGACAGGGATGTCTGCTTTCTTAAGTTTAGACACTAACTGTGCCTTTGTTAACTTCTTAGCCATGCTTACTCGCTCTTAGATTTCTTGGCAGCCTTCTTCTTCTTTGGTGCTGCCTTCTTCTTGGCTGGCTCAACGAGAGTCATAACCTTTCTCTTGCCAACTTGCTTAACTTCCCAGACACCATCGTCGTCAGTAAATGTTTCCATTTAATCACCTTACTTGTGGTAGTAACCTGTTAAGTAAACAATCATAGTTTGTAGACCGCCACCTGCGTTTGATGCTACTACGTTAAGTGTGCCACCTGCGGCTATCTCATGTTGTGCGTCATCAATAGATGCGGCTCTTGCGATAAGGTTGTCTGCTATGTTCATATCCATAGCGTCAGTAATTGCAGTTGAAGCATTCTTTATTGTAAGAACGTCAGATGACGTTCCTGCTCCACCAAAGTTTCTTGCATTTACATCAATAAGAGTAAACTTTCTTTCCATTGTAAGAGCAACAGTATTTGTTGCACCTGCCGCAGTTAGAACCTTAATAGTAACAGGGATAAATCCGAAGTCCTCGCCGTCATCCATAGCGCGGACCATTCGTCCGTCCATTACTGCTTTAAGTTTAACGTTTCTTGGCACCTAAATCACCAACCTCAAGCGACACCGGTTATCTTCAAGATTCTACTGTTCTTACCTGCGACCTGTGCGGTTCCATCGTCTGCCTCGTCTTGGTGTTCGTGAATAACCGTTCCCATAAAGGAAGTTAGTAGCCAATCGAATCCTACACCGGGTAGTCTCGTCAACTCAGTCTCCATGAAGCCCTCTCCGTTGTACTGGAAGAACTCAGCGGTTTCAGCACCGGGGATAAGTAGTAGAGCATCGCTCGCTACTGCACTATCCCTTGAGTAGTAGACTGTTAGGTTTGCAATTCGTCCCATGTGGTCTGCTAGAGACTCTACGACGTTTCCGAAGAGTTGTGTGTTTAGCATAGCGCTCCTCTTGCTTGCTGGTAGGATTAGAGCCATAGGCTCGTCACCAGAAACTCTTGCGTGTTCAAAGATTTTGTCCATAGCGGAGAGAAGGTCGCCCTCCTCGTCTGCGCCAGCAGACCCGAAGGCTGCTGATGCTGCTAGGGTTAGACCTGCACCTGCTGCTAGAGCGGCTAGGATAGTAGCGTCAATCTTGTCTGCGCGAGCGCGGATAATTCCGAGTTGCTGCCTGTCGATGTTCTCCCACGACTCTCCTCGTAGCCTTACCGAGTCAAGGAAAGTGACCCTTCCCTGTCCCTTCTCAAGTTTGGTTGCGTAGTTCTCGGTTCCAATCTTGGTTGGGTCTACAACTGCGTTGTCATCTAGTGGGAAGGAGAAACTTCCGTTTACTCCGGTGTACCACTTGAAGTCCATCCAAGGGACGGACCTAACACCAACAACCTTTGTCCCTACTGCGATAGTAGTGGACTGTAGTTGGATAAAGTCTCTTAGCGTCTGCTCTATTACTGCATCGCCCGTTGAGAACGGACCTGCTGCTGCTTCCACGTTTAGTATTTGTTCTAATGTATCTTTTGCCATTCTTAATCACCATCCTATGCCTGTTCGGCCCCCATTGTGTTAACAGGAATCATACCGCCTGCTGCTGGAACCGATTCTCCGGGTCCAACGTAAAGGCCTAGTTTCTTAGCGCTTGAAGCGTTAGAGGTTGTTGCTAGTCCGCTTGCACCTGCGTAAACCTGTGCGCCGACTGCCCATGTCTGTGAAGCAGTTGCCTGCACCATTAGGACATTTCCGACAGGAAGGAAAGAAACGCTTGCTGCACTTGTGTCAAGTGCGCCACCGGCTGCCCTCTCGGACTCGCCTGCGCTAATTCCTAGTGCTACTGCACCTGCGGTTCCCACGCTTAGGTCGTTCGTACCTGCCCCTACCTTTAGTATGTAGCCGGGGCCTGCAACGGTTTCGCTACCGTTCATCTTTCCGTCTCTTGCTTGTGTGTAATTCACCATTTTAAATCATCTCCTTTATTTGTTCGTAGGTCTTGGCTCTCATCTTGCCTTCGTCACCTGCGAGTGTTCCATTCCAAGCGCTTGCCCATGCGTTGTAGCAGCGGGCGTAAAGACCCTCATCGGACTCAACTATTGTTCCGTTTAGGAAGTTAGCGACTACAGGGGTTGACTCTTCCGAGGCAACAACTGGTGCTTCCATCTCTACTGGGCTTTCATCTATGGGCTTCATCTCAACTGCGGTTGGCTCTGGGTGGGAAGCCTCCCACGAAGCAATCAAATTCTCAAGAGTTTCTGACTGTAGGTCTTCGTGGCCGGACATTCCTATCTCAGTTGCCTTCTCTACTAGAGAAGCGCGAGCGTCCTCAGCGCGGGCCTCGTCCATAGCCTCAAACTCCGCAACGCGGGAAGAAGCAAGAACTAGGTCGGCCTTGAGGGACTCAATCTGAGCCTCGTAGTCGATTTCTGGGGTTACAATTTCTTCTGACATGTTATTCACCAAATCCTTACAATTTTCGTGAGGCTTTGAGTGTGATATAAAGGTTGCCTCAAGAACCTCCTCTTTTTCGATTCTCTTGACTGTTTCTATATTAGCGCGATTATAGGCTGGGCGATACACAATAGCCAAATGGTCGAATGTGAAGTCCTCTCCGAATGTTATTCCGTCTTCGTCTGCGGATACTGGTATGCCCGACCCGCCGATGCTAACACCGTAATCATCCTTTAAGAACAGGCCGGACTCTAAACTCTCAAACAGTTCGGGCCTTGTCACATGAGCGATGTATCTTACTTCATATCCACCACCTATAGTGGGAAGGAAAGTAGCAGAAATAATTATGCCAACATTAGCCTTTGCTACACCACCATCCATATTGCGGCCAAAACCACTCTCGCCCTTCAAAGGGTCGGGATGGTCCAATGTAAGGTCTGCGCCTTCCATTTGTCGCGCAACATTTCTCGCGCCCTCGGAGGTAATTGCCCAAGCGTTCTTGTTGAACCCTTCATGGAAAGCAATTCCTGTAATTTCAATTATAGTATTTCCTGTGGAAGCCTCCACAAAGGCATTAGTAGCATCTATGGAAAGGTCAAGCGTCACGGCAATCTTTCTGCACTCGCCGTCTACAAACTCTTCGTCTATACCACACTCAGAAGCATATTTCTTTTTATACATGCCTGCTTCCTCCTCTTCCTCTTTGTAGCCTTCTACCTCAAACTCATGTCCTTCGTGTGCTTTCATGCATTCTGCCTTTGAGTAGCCTGCCTCTTGGCAACGTGTCATGTATTCTGAATGTGTCTCACCATCCTTTGGTGTAGGTTCTGCCGCCTCTACAGTATCCATACAAGAGCCATGTTTTGCACAGGCTTTCCTGTCTTCGCAAGAAGCACAGTATTCCATCTCGGCCTTTTTCTTGATAGGTACGCAGTTTGGAACTTGCCTACCGTTCTTGTCCTTCATACCGTATTGCTCGTATCCTTCTGTGCATGGGTCATCTTTCCTCTTTGCTTCGACCTCAGATGCACAAGCGCATTCTTCTATCGGGTTAGCACAATCGTCGCCTTCGCAACCACATCCGGTATAATCTTTACATCCACAACCACAAGAGGCTTCGACCTTTGTACCGCCTCGCCATTGTCTGCAAGACCAGTATCGTGCCTTGTACTTGGGGCCGGGAGAATCGCAGTTGTGTCGAGAGCGGAATGACTTTCTCCTAGCAGGGTCATCTCTCTTGATTTCCATGTTAGGGTCGCCAAACCTCACTAGAACAACATTACCCTTCTCATTCTTAGTATATACACCAAACTTTTTAGAAGCGCCCTTAGTTCTAAAGGGCTTGTTAAGTGTAACCTTGCGCCCTTGGTATTCTGCCGCAGACACATTTTCCTCATTCCAATCTTCGTAGGCTACTGCCTCGCCACCACAACCGCATCCGCATGACATGGTAGCGTGAGGTGTTGTCTGATTTATCAATGCTTCTTTCTTTTACGATAAGACCAGTTAGCAAACCATATTGAGAAACCCCAATTCATACCGCCTATAACAATAATCAATAACGGGACTATTGTATTTCCTTCCATAGTATATCCGCTAACTCCCCATCATAAAACAGATTAAAGTTTACGGCGTATGCCTCATCATATTTGTCTTCTATACTATAGAAATCTAAGTATTTAGAATCCCACTCCATATGATATGTAGTGAAATTATCCTCCATGTCTAGGATTGAGTTATTGCGACTATCTAGCAATTCAACCTTTAGAGTAAAGGTAATGTTTGCTTGACAGGAGAAATCAACGTCAAACTCGTTGTAAACTGAAGTGTTATTCTCGGCCCAGTAGGAAATTGCATCATAGATGTATGCGTAGCAATCCTCAGTTATCTCCTCCTCCTCTTCCTCGTACTCACAAGAGCCGTCTTCGTGCGTAGCGGTTTCGTTGTAGTTAATAGCAGCAGGGTCGGTGCAACCATAAATTGCATTCTCCTCCTCGCTTTGGTCGTACTCAAAGTCAATTATCTCTAGGGCATAAAGTAGAATACTACCATTCTCTACAAGGATATTTATTCTATGCGTACCCTCGGAAATACTCTCAAATGTAAATAAACCAGTATCGGTGTTTCTGAATGGCGCACTCATTTCGCTATACTCCTCTCCTTCAAAGGTTAGATTGTAATACACAGTATGCACATTGTTGCACCACATCTGGTCTAGTATATCTACTGTAACATACAAATCACCATCTACGATATAGTGGTCTGCTATTATAGCCCAATTTTCTTCGCATTCTGGTAGGTAGGGGTTTCTGTCGGGGTCGTCCTCGACCCAATCAACAACGGCGTCTACTGCAAAATTGATAAAACCCACTTCGTTGAGGCCCGCTAGTAGCATTGCTATAACTGAGCCTATGGTTATCATTAGGGTTCGTAATTCTTGGAATCGTGCATTCAATTCTTGAATGATGTTCTGTTCCTCATCTCCGCTCATACTATTGTCATAAAAGAAGTGATTATTCAATATTTTCTTCTGCGCCGGGTTGAGAGTTTTCGCGCGGTAGTTCGTCATCTGTCTCGGTAGGCGCTATATTGACTGGTGATAAGTCCTTTCTTTCGTTGCCGTCAGACTCTTCTGGTAGGTTTAGAATATCAAGGGCTTGGTTAAGGGTTAGTAGACCGGCATCGTATCCCATTGTGACTCTTTGCATGACGTTTAGTGGAGTTTCGCTATCCATAGCATCGAAGCGGATTGTCGGTAGGTCTCCTTTCTTGTGTTCTATTCCTAGAAGAGTTAGGTGCATCGAGAATAAATCCATACAATGCGCGGCTAGAATGGTGTGCATTCGACTGATTGCTTGAACTGCCCACAGGTTTGCGTTGAAAGTCGCGGCGAAGGTACTTCCCCTCTCTTGCCCTGCGGCCACACGCGGCACCTGTAGTACTGCGGAAATATCCGCGTTTATAGCGTCTAGGAAGTCTCCGCTATTGGGTAGACTGTTTTCTAAGTCAACGTGGTGCAAATCAACGTAATGGGGGAGAACTGGTATCTGGTCGCCTCGCAGTCCCTCAAATAGTTTAATAACCTCGTCCATGATATGCCCTAGCCTCTCAGCCTGTTCTGCTGGGTCTTGTATATGCTCAATGGCTGACTGGTCTATGGTAATGTACTGCTTCGTCATGCTATCCTCAAGGGACAAGCGGTTGTTCAGACTGTTGTACTTCATGCGGATGGCTTGCTTAAGTGCGGAAAATCGGGATGCGCCCCAAACGCCGTAGGTCTTTCTACCCCTGTTGTCAACAAACCAGTTAGAACGGTAGTCTACGCGGATGTGTAGGATTTCGTTTGCGGGTATCTCGCGCGTATTGAGTTTCATCTCGCGTAGTAGATACTTGTCTGCTCTAGTGATTGGGTTGTCCTCGGAAGCATCGAAGGTACTGTTAAGCCCCCCTCTTTCGTCAACGATGGTGATTTGCTTGACTGGTAGGCTTTGTAGGTTGGTAATCCCCTCTCCTTCCTTGCCTACTATCTTGTTTATGTCGTTTCCGTAGACCATGAGGTTTCTGAGAGCGGTAATTAGAATGTCATCGAAGTCTAGTGTGTCCTCAACCAATTCCTTTATTGCAGCGCGTATGCTCGCGTTCTTACCCTTGGCGTAGTTTATCTCGTAATTGTTGGCCGTGAGGCTAACTGCACGAACTGCGCCGTTTAGTTCGGGGTCGAGTTTTAGCATGAGGTCGTACATGTCAAACTCGTTGTCATAGTTACTGTCCTTGTTGAGCCTTTCCGTGTCTCTCACAAGGTCTGGAATGCCCGCTACTGCCTTAAATCCTTCTTTTTTCATACCTACTCTCTTATTTAGTTGTGGGGTTTCCTCGTTTGTCGAGGCCCAAAACTGATACCACTTACGCTCGGCCATGTTTATACCTAAATACGACTGTTTATTAACCTTTTCCCTATATTTTTTCATTATTTCCAATATTTACTGAAAAATTAAAACGCGCTACTGCGTGAATTATTTCTATTTGTTTAATTCTTTCTATAGTATGTTTCAAAAATACTATAACTACTCTAAGTTATGTTAACAAGTAGTGGTAATAGGCGGCCCCCATCCAAAAACACTATTGAAACAAAAAAAGAATTCAGAATTTGTCTTGCAGTATAGCATTTTATTTTTTCAGTAAGCAGCAAAATGAATAAAATTATTACTGTTCACCGTAACGGTTATATATCCCCGACTCTTCGATTAGTTTAATGGCCGCAGGGGGGCGAAATTATTCCGGCCGAGTCAAGATGCTCGGTGGACAAGACCTAATAAATAAATATGCTATGGACCAAGAGTTTGAAAGCGAAAGTGCTTTTGCTCGGTTCCTAAATGACATAGAGCCTACTCGGAGTGTTGATGGGTGGCGAAACGCCATTCATCGTTGGAAGAAGGCTGGGGGGCAGATTACCTACACAGTCTTTAACGGTCAGAAGAAGGCAACCGTGGATAAGAGTCATCTTCCACCGGAAATACAAGAGCAGTATGCTATACAACCACCAAAAGGAGTAAAGGCTTATTATGATGATGAAAAAGATATATACCTTACGTTTATTCAACAGGCTAACCAAATTATCGAAGTCGATGGAGAGACACATCGAAAAATGAAAAAGCACTACTCCAATGAAGGTGGTAGGCTTACTGTTGCTGAAATGTCGTCTGAATACTCATTCCCGATGCTTTGGATGCAAGACTACATCAAGGCTCACAACTGGCGCCATCCTATGTCCCCTTATACTGATGAGGAGATGATTGAAAAGACTGAGGATGAGTTGGTAGTAGACTATCTTGAGTTGAAGAGAAATTCTGCTATCAAAAGGTCAAAAAGGGCGCACTACGCTGCTATGGCTAAGGATGCTAATAAGTGGCGCAATCTTGACGAGGCTTTCTACAATGACTTTAGGTCGTCGCTAGGTAAGGGGTGCCTACCTAGAAAGTCGGCGCCTAAAATCAAAATGGGTACTACTGACCCCTACGCTATGGTAATATCCCCTACTGACCTTCACTATGGGTCTTCTTGCTGGGTTGATGAAACTGGTAATAAGTACGATACGCAGGAGGCAAAGAACAGGTTGATGGAAAGGACTGAAAATCTGATAGCGAGGATGCCGGGTCGTCCCGACAAGATATTCTTGGCTACTGGGTCTGATTGGTTTCATATCGACAATGAGCAGGGTATGACTACTAGCGGTACACCACAGGATATGTCTGCAAGCCCAACACAAATCTTCATGGATGGTTGTGAGTTGGCGCGCGAGCATATAGAGTTGTTAAGGATGGTATCTCCGGTGGAGGTCATCTTCATGCGTGGAAATCACGACAGGCACCTTGCTCTTGCTCTTATGATGTATCTAAAGGCTATCTACGAGGATATAAAGGATGTAACTATAGTGGTTGACCCTAAACTACGGCAGTATGTCACATACGGTAATACCCTATTCGGCTTTACTCACGGTGATGGAGTCAAGGGTATGGACCTACCGTCGCTGATGGCTAAGGAGGCGTGGCAGGACTGGGGTTCTTGTGAGAACAAGATTTGGTTTCACGGTCATTTGCATCATCAGTCGGTGATAGAGAAGGGTGGGGCTATGGTCATACAATTGCCTTCTTTGGCTGGCGATGACAGATGGCACTACAGAAAGGGATATGTCTTGTCGAGGCCGGGTATCTGCGCTCATATGATTGATGAGAAGGTGGGTCTGACTGGTAATCTGTTTGCCCCGGTGGTTAAGGATGAGTAGTTTTAATCTTGACTTCTCGATGGAAAGGTCACGCAACGATGTGTCCTACTTCTACCGTTGGTTGGGCTATACTTGGGGCGACCATATTGGCGAGTGGATGGATATGTATGGCGAGCGCGATGGCGCTCAAGTTCATAGAGTGTGTGTGATTGCACCGAGGGACCACAGTAAGTCAACTACTCTTAGGGTAAAACTACTGCATAGCGCTTTGTTTGAGAAGTGGCGCAACAAGCCGTTTACCTGCTGGATGTTCTCAGCGAGTAAGGACTTGGCTACTAGAAGGCTTGAGGAGATAAGGGAGGATATGAAGAGGCACCCGCAGTTGTCTAGGTTCTTAAGTAAGAAGAAGGGCAACAAATTGGAGTTGCACTTTACTAACGGCGCTTGGATTAGGGCTACGAGCGTTGGGGCCGCTATTCGTGGCGAGCATCCTGCTTGTATTGCCTTTGATGACGTTATTGACGATAGTGGTGATATGGACTGGACTGGATTGAGGAATTGGTTCAGAAAGAAGATTACGCCGATGTTGAGTCCCGGTACAAGCATATATGCCGTGGGTACACCTATGAGCATGGTTGACTTGTATCATACGGAGATGTTACAAAACGATGCGTGGAAGAGTGGCGTGTGGTCTAGCATTCCCAACTGGGAGGAGTACAAGTCTGACCCTACGGTAAAGCCGAAGGAGTTGTGGCCCGAGTTTCGCCCTCTTGCATTTCTTTTAGAGCAAAAGGAAGCGATGGGTGAGTTGTCTTTCATACAGGAGTATCTGTGCAAGGTGATTGACGATGAGGCTAGTGTGTATCCCCGTACCCTCACGCGCAAGAATTTGGACATGGATTCTATTCTGACGAAGGAAAAGTTAGATGATTGTAAGTATGCGGTGGGTTTCGACCCAGCACATGGCTTGGGACAGGACTATTCGGTGATGGTGTGCTTGAAACAAGATAGTGACGGGTATATTCATCTGGTAGATATATGGCGTAGGAATGACTTTCCCCCTGCGCGACAGGCCGATATGATAATAGAATGGAGTAAGAGGTATGGTACGCCTGCATTTGCAGTTGAGGCCGTGGGCTTCCAACAGATGTACGAGAGTCTTTTGGCTCAGAAGGGTGCGGTCATAGACTATAGAGAAAGCAAGGTTAGCAACAAGACGCTGAAGCAGGGGTTGATGAATCGCATGAGAGTTTGGTTTGAGCGCGAGTTAGTGTGTTTTCCCTATGGTAACGATGCAACTAGGCAGCAGGTTAATATACTATTAGAAGAGTTGGAGAGTCATGCGTGGCGCGAGGGTGACATAGTGGATTTAGGTCGGCATAACGACTGTGCTATGGCATTGGCTCATGCGCTTGACCAATTCACGCATCGCATTCCCGACTATCCCGTAGTAATGGGAACTATGAAAAAGAGTGAGTGGACAGGAGGAGCAACCAAAACCGGAGTACAAAGAAGCGATACTTCTGGTCTTGGCGGAAGAGTGGTAAGGAGAGGATGAATAGTGGTACAGATAAAGGCAAGAAATGACAAAACAAAAAGCAGAAGCAAGGTGACGGGGAAGAAGTTCAATCGTCAAGACCCAAATGGACGTAGGCACGGGCCTATGCCACGAAGGAAGGTTTATGCGCTGGCGATAGAGAAGGTTCTTTGTAGTCATTGGGCGCTAAATCCGCTGACAAGCATAGAGATTGCAGATTTGGCGAATCATCATATTAGCAAGCATTGGACTCAGTTGAATGGGTATAGTGCCGGGGCTATTCTTAGGAAGTACGAGAAGGACGGGGTTGTGACTAGTGGCAAGAAGTACGAACAGGGCAAGGGGCTGAAAACGTGGGAACGGAACTGGGATGTCCCGCTGGAAAGCGACTATGAGTTTCATGGCGGCAATTGGAAGGGAGAGACTCCTAGGGTTTGGTACACCGACCCAATTAGCGGCAAAAGAAAGAGCGCTAGTGCTACAAACGAAAATTTGAAAAAAATTTCAAAAATTACTCGCGGTGGTTAGCGGTGTTGGGCCGTACATAGACGCTTGGTTTTGGCGAAAGTTGTGGAATTTTGCCGTCGCCCATCGAACGGGAATGGTGTTTCCTTACGTTCTAAGCGTCTTCTCCTCGACTCTTTTGAATCTCAGGTGGTATCACCACCCAACTCGGAAATGATGGCCTCTAGGCGTGCAATCTTGGCTTCGTTCTGGGCATCCATTCGCTCGGATACTTCTTGCATTCTCACAAGGGTTGCCCATATCATTTCATTCTCCTTCTTCAATTTCCTCCACATGAAGAATTGCTTCTTGGCTTGGTCGGTAATCATTGAACCACCTCGTCTACATGGGGACACATGCTATTGATGCAGGTGTACGCATAGGATATGTCGCATATCTCAGCCTCATGGCCGCAGCAGGGACACTCTACCTCCATCACTCATCACCTCCTGTGGTCCATAGGACAAGGTTCCTACCGGTCTCGTTGCAGGTGGTCGCCCATGTTGCGTCTGTGATGTATGCTACTCCCTCGGAGGTTCTTGCCTTGCAGTTAGGGCATGTGTATCCGTCGAAGTACCCGATGCTAGGTAGTATCCTGTTGGAGTAGGTAGGCTCTCTCTGGGTGTTGCAGACCATGCAAGGATATTGACCCTTGAACATGATTCTGGTAGGGGCCACAAGGACTGTGTGTCCCTTCTTAGCCTCCTCCTCTGATACCTCTTGGGCGGTTCTGAAGTGCCTTGCCATCAGTAGTCACCTCCGCATGCGGTGCAGTACCCAATGCAGGAGTCGTCGCATGGGTTGTCGTCGCGTCCGTTGTTGTTTTTCATTCCAATTATGACAGTTGCCATATCCGTTCGACTGTAGCCTAAGCCTATAATGATTTCTTATTTTTGAACCCTCTACACTATATACTAGGTCTCTTGCGGGCGGAGGGGCCGGACCCCCGCCGAGGGGTGTTTTTTCCGTTTTTTTGCAAAATTGGGGGGTCGGCGGACGCGGAAGTATTATAGGCTACCCACCCGTCAGCGGCCTAGGTCGGCGGCCCCTATTTTTAGGTGGGGACAATGACGCATAGGCAAGACTATAAGCCTGCATCCCATCTCATCATGGGCGCCGGACGGCGCGCCTCCGACATACCCCCCCCTAAAAAGAGAGAGAGAAAGAGAGAGAGAAACTATTATAAGGTCAGGCCTCCACCACCTCCCACTTTGGGTCGAAGGCGGTCGTCCATGTTCCTCTCTTGACTTTCATGGCAAGAAGGGGGCGGGACTTGCAGAATTCCTCGTTGTCCCAGTAGTAAACTGGGAATCCAAGTCCGACCATAACGGTTGGAACGACTCTCTCTACTCGGCCCCACACGTTGCGGGAACCGATTGGCTGGCCGAAGAAAATTTCGTTACCACCGGACTGGATGTGTGTGAACACAAGGTCGGGCATCATAGGTGCAGGCTTCTGGGTTAGCGGTGGCTGACTCATACCCCTCCTAGGGGCCATCGGTATATAAAGGGCAGGTTTTCAGCCTCTCGATGCACGAACGAGCGATAAGTCCCAAGGTTTATATGCCTACATCCCATCTGGTATGGGGTCGGGAAGGCGGCGTCGGAATGACTATAAGCGTTCATCTCATAGGTACATGGGCGCGGATGCGGGCGCGCACCCCCCCCCTTTTTTAGAGAGAGA